ATCAAATTTATAAGTTACTTGTAAATTTGCCAACCTTTTTGCTAAGATTGATTTAATATTGGGTCTTACGACTGTATATGACGTCAAGCCTTGCTTAGTGGGCATTAAATCCTTACCTCTTGGTATAGTATACATAATTGTGACTTCTGGCGGTTTTGGCATGTCCTTAATTAGTTCTCTTTCACTTGGTGTGATTTCATTGATTGGTTCTCTTAATACCTTCATAAGATTATTCTTCGCTGCCTGCCTTATTTTGTATTCGGTTCTACGTATATACTTAGCGTTGATTCTACCACGCATTTTCCTGGTACTATTTATTTGTTCCATTGTTGATTTAACGGTGAAACATTCTGAATTCGGAGTTAATAATTGGACTTTTGGCCTTTTGCCAGGTTTGTATATTCTGTGTTTACGTAAAACATCCATAGCTGATTTGTCACCTGATATAATCATTTGTTTTGTATCATCATCAACCAATCTCAGCAATTTTACTTTAGTTACATCAGAGTGAAGATGATAACCTTGTAGCAGTTCTTCATCTGTGCTAGGTATCAACCTCATGTCATAAAGTAAATCAATTTCCTCTGTAGTAAGCAACCATTTTTGCTCTAAGAGTACTCTATAAGCATCCATAGCTGATCTAGCACAGTCTATAGAATCACCCCAAGCCAATGATGATCTAGATTGAGCAACACAAGATATTATATCATCAATGAGCGTCTCACCTAACAATGGCTGTATTATAAGATGTGTGTGTACAAATTGATGAGGTAACATACCATTAGGTCCAATAGCTACATTATTGAATTCAGCTATTCTATCTGATAGTATGGGTTTATCAGTTGAATCTTTCATCATGCAATGTTGTACCAATTTGGGTCCCATATTTATATAATCCATCATAGTAGATGTTGAATTATAGACAGGATTCGGTCCAATGCACACACCTCTAGTAGAATCATCTGAAGTAGTCATAATTTCAGTTATTAATATATCCGGTGCACATTCCTTTTGAATGCAATCTAGACCAGCTGAGAAAACAGTATTTATCATAGCTCCAGCCATTGCTCGAACACCTTGCATAAAATGAATGTAATTAATACTGGCATAAGATTTATTGTTCTTCTTACCTACTTTTAAGTAAATTGGTAAATTGCCTTGTAAGTTCTTGTACAAATCAGGATCGCAACCGACAGGTGCCACTGTGTATCTACATTTATCTAATCGGAGTATGGCAGAGCTGGTTGTTAAGGAC